CGGGAAAGAATCAATCCGGGTTGAGAATGCAAATGCAAGTTGTCCTTGCTACTTTCAACGAGCAAGCAGACGCGGACGGTGATTTCTTCACCAAGGACGCAAGCGGCAACGCAGTTGGTGAACGGCGGTCATGTTTCACCGGGTCGGACATTCTGATTGGCTACATTCAGAAAGCCCAAACACAATTGCCAACCATCAACGAGAAGCGCAAGGCAAACGGCGAAAAACCGTTGAACTTGTTTCCAATGGACACAACCATCGTCAAGGTCGGAAAGTGTTTTCAATTCACATAATCAGAAACGACAATGAACGAATTGATTTTCTATATCAAGGATAAATTCTATCAATGGTTGACAAGCATCGGCGCGGGTCTATTGGTAGCGGTCGAGACTTCGATTGACTTCTTTGTCCCTTGCTTGATTGCGGTCATCCTTGATGTGATTTCAGCGTATTTCCTTGGTCGCCGCGTTCATCAAAAGTTCCCGGACAAGTCGGACGGCAAGTTCAAGTCAGAATATAAATGGCGAATACTTGCCACAATGATTATCGCTTGGCTTTGCATCATCCTTGCAAGTTACGTTGACATCAACGTCCGGCATTCGGATGACGGCTTGGCCGTCCGTTTTGCGGTTGCCGTGTTCTTATTTTACGAACTTTGGTCATGCCTTGAAAATTGGTCATCGGAAAACGAAAAGCCCATTGCCAAGGCGATGCAAAGAATCATGGTGAACAAGGCGGAACGGCATTTGAACGTCCCCTTGTCCGACATCCTCATGCCGGGCGACAAAGGGACAAGTGAACAACCCATTTCAAACGACAACGAAGATGGCTAATTGCGACAAACTTTTCCCGTTCATCCTAAAATGGGAGGGCGGTTTTGCAAACGACCCCGCCGATTCCGGCGGCGCAACCAACATGGGCGTGACAATCGGCACATGGAAGCAATGCGGATATGACAAGGACGGTGACGGCGACATTGACGTGCAGGACTTGAAAAAGATTTCCAAGGATGATGTGCGCAACCGCGTGTTCATCCCGTATTTTTGGAATCGTTGGAAAGCCGACAACATCCAATCGCAGAAAGTCGCCAACATCCTTGTCGATTGGGTTTGGGGTTCGGGTGCGCACGGCATCAAGATTCCGCAAGGAATCCTTGGTGTCAAGGTTGATGGCATTGTCGGCCAAAAGACCTTGAACGCCGTGAACTTTGCCGACCCGGATGAATTGTTTGATGCCTTGTTCAAGGCGCGTGTGAACTTCTTGAATGACATCGTTTCAAAGTCCGTTGCAGCGTATGAACGCAAAATCGGACGGCGGGCGACCGAACAAGAAAAGTTGAAGTACACAAAGAAACGCTTCATCAAGGGTTGGTTGCGAAGATTGAACGACATCAAAAACCTTTAAGATTATGAAGAAAACATTGATTGCATTGCTTGCGGCGTTCTTGCTGATTTCTTGCGGGACGGCGCGAAAGGTGACAAAGGACGTGTCCGAACATGCCGTTGACAGCACGGCAACGAGTGTCACCAAGACAGAGACAACGGAAACGGTGGTTGACACATCCCGGACACAGACCGGGGAAATCATCATCACCGAAATTGTGTTTGACAAGCCCGATTCATCCGGCGGCAACCCGGACGGCAACGCGGAACTTGACTTGCCCGGCATCGGAAAGGTCAAAGGGAACGTGAAGTCGGTCAAGCAGACGCAAGTCAAGCAGACAGACGAACGCAAGGGCGAGAACAAGCAGACAACCGTGTCACATGAAGAAAAGAGCAATGCGAACGTGTCACGGCGTGACAAAGTGGAACACAAGGATTCAACGCCGGGGAAAGACCCGTATCGTTGGCGATATATCGCTTTCATCATTGCGGTCATCCTTGCCGCCGCCGTGCTTCTTTATCTGAAAAGGCAACCGATTTTGCAAGTAATACGAAATTTCATCATGCAGATTCGGCGGTTTTTGAAATAAATGTCGTACCTTTGCAACGTCATTGTTGCGAAACGGGGAGTTGCACCCCGAACGATGATGGTTGGCCGGGGAGTTGCACCCCGGCCATTTTTCGCGGCTAACTTTTGAGCCGATGCCGGGGTGAAAGATGAAAGAAAGTTGTTGGAAGTTTCTTTCACCCGTCATTTTGACCGTGTTTTGACGGCGGAAAGTCAAAAGTGACGCGATGTTTTGACAAGTTTGGTCATTTTTCGGTCAAAACGTGTCGCCTTTTTGACGGGACGGGTCATTTTCGTCAAAACTTTGCCCGGAAAATAGACAATCCGGCATCATCCCGTCAAAAACAAATGGATGTTTTGACAAATGGCCGTCAAAAATCATCCATCAAGGGCGTTCGTGTACATCCATTTCGGGTTACGCATGAAAAACGGCCAAAAATGCGCATAAAAAAGCCCGAAATCTGTTAAAATCGGGCTTTTTCGTGTACAAATTCGTGTACAATGTTCGTAAGTGCTTGTAAATCAAGCAGGATTGCGGAGAGAGAGGAACTAAGACCCATTATTCCGTGTAATATCATAAAACACCAATCCGCCGTTAAACGGGAATCCGGCAATATTGCGCATTTATGTACGATGTCACCAAATGCCATTGAATCCCATGTTTTCGTGTACAAATCCGTGTACACCGTTTTTGTCTGTTTTCGCCCGTGTACAAATTCAAAAATCATCGAACCTTGACATTGCCGTCCGCTTGACTTCATCAATTATCTTCATATATGGTTTCATGCTTTCAAATGATGAATGCCCCGTCCAACGCATGATGACTTCGGGCGGGATGCCAAGGCGCAAGGCATTCACAACGAACGTCCGGCGGGCAACGTGTGTTGTCATCAATTGCCATTTGGGGAACAATTCTTCATGTCTGACGTTCTTGACGAACCAAACAACGCGGGTCGGCGTGTCGAATCCGGCAAGTTTGCCAAGGTCTTTCAAGTGCGCGTTCATCTTTTCGTTGCTGATGACGGGCAAGGCCGCATGACCGGGAAACGGGATGTCCTTGTATTTGTCAAGGATGGCTTGCGAATGGCTGTTCAGTTCAACCCGGATGCCGTCAACGGTCTTTTTCGTTACGAACACAATCACCCCGTCTTGAATGTCGAACCGGGTCAATTTCTTCACATCCGAATATCGAAGCCCGGTGAAGCAACAGAACAAGAACACATCCCGGACACGTTCAAGGGCGGCTTGACTATCGTTGAACGTCATTTGTTCCAACGCCTTGACTTCATTCTTGGTCAAGAAGATTATTTCCTTTGATTCAACGGATGTGCCTTTCAACCTTGGCTTGAATGTCAAGTGAACCTTTCCGGCATAATACCCGTTTTCCGCCGCCCAACGCAAGAACCATTTCAAGAACGAGACCTTGCCCTTGACGGTTGTGTTTCTGAATCCAAGCCCGTGAAGATGGGCAATGAACAATTGCGCCTTTTCTTCATCGAACGTGGCAAGGTCAAGTTTCTTGTCGAACGCTTCAAGATGGTTTCGCAGGGCGTGGAACTTCTCATGTGTCCCCGCCGTCCATTCGTTTTTGTCGCCCATCGTCTTTGTGAACAAGTCGAACACATCAAAGAACCCCGGCATGTCGCTTGCGTCAAGGATGGATTTCTTGCCGATGAAGTCATTGAACAATTGCTTGACTTCATCATTCCTTGGTGTCCGCAATTCGATGATTTCATAACGTGCGAACACGTCATTCATCTTGCCGACCCAATCACCGATTGTTCGGTTGATGTCGTTGATGACGGGCGTGTTCAAATCCGGCTTTGGCCGCATGGCTTCAAAGTCCCAATCATCCGCGTCAATCTTCAACGTCTTTGGAAAGTTGAAGTCAATCGGCGGTTGTCCCTTTATGGTCACGCGCATTCGGATTCCAAGGTTCTTTGTGTCGCCCGGATTCCGCTTGTGCAATAGGAACTTGATTGTCTTGTCAATTATCATTGCGCTTCATCATTTTGCCGTGACCTAACAACAGCCATTCCGCCGAAAACATGAAGTCGTTGCAAAGGTATTGCAGCGCGTCAAGGTCAACGACCTTGTATTTCCATTCATTGACGGGCTTGTTCAAGTCGCCCTTGATGCGTTGGTACTTGACCCGGTTCAATTCATGTTCTTCACAAAAGTTCTTGATGCCGGAACAAAGCCCGTTATCAATGGCCATTTGCAGCCCTTGGAAGAATCGCCGGGTGATTTCGATTGCTTGATTGTTGCGTTCTTTTTACGTTGATGGTATGTGAACCCGTTGTGAATGTTGCAAGGTTCTTGTCTGTATCGTCAAATGTCACGTTGATGCGGAAAACGACTTGTTGTTCATCCGTGTCAACGGTCTTGCAATGGATGATGTTGTCGGATGTTGTGAACATGAAGTCCCCGGATTCCATTTGCCCGTTGTAGTGCGTGAAAACATTGTAATGCGTTTCCTTGTCCTTGGTGAAGATGAACCATTCGTTGCCGCCGACTTCATCCCATCGGCCAAGGATTGCCGCCGGGTTCGTTGCCGGGTCTGATTCTTCAAGCCACATTTCTTCAACGCCGTTCCCGGAATCGGTCGAACATGCGGCCAAGGCTGCAAGCAGCATCACCAAGAAAAACTTCAATGCTTTCATTCCTTTGTCTGTTTGTCGTTGTTCACCAATCCTTTGATGAAGTAATAAAGCAGGATGCCGCCGACTATCGGCAAGAATCCGTAAATGAACCAA